AGGATAAAAACCCGCTGTATTACCACGTCTGTCTGGAGCTGCGCCGTCGTGGAACAGAAGGACAGCTCAGCGAGAAGGAACTTATCCGAGCCGCTGGTGACATCCTGCATGACTGGGAAAAGCGAGCGCTGTCCGGTAAGCCGGTACCGCCAATCCGTCGCGCACTTGCAGCGCCGAAAGTAGCTACTGGCCCAACACCGGCAGAGATGCTGATGGCTCAGTACAAACAACGCAAAAACGCCGGTCTGGTCTAATGGGGGAAATCACTATGGCAAGCAAATCACTGTGGGCAATTGTAGATTTTCTTCGAATTAACCAGACCATCACGCCGCGTCAGGTTCAGAACCTTCTGGGATGCGACTGCAAGAAGGCACACAACCTGCTGCTTCACCTGGTACGAAGATCGGTGGTAATTCGCACTGGCGAGCCGCATCGCCCGGTCTATTCACTTCAGCCCGGCGGGGAGCTGAACATCAAGCAGCTCAAATCGAACATGAGCAAAAACATGGTCACATCAGTTTGCCGCACAAGTCCGGCTATGCAGCGTGTACTGGCGTTTTACGGGAGAGCATCAGCATGAAACCAGACGTTAAAAAAATTATCGCCGATATCAAGGCGACAAAAGGGAATCGGAAATATTGCAATGGCCTGGCTGGCACACTCCAGGATGATAATTATGTGTCATCGATCTGCAAATACGTTAAAACCGTAACGCCAGAAAGAATCGACCTCCTGATTGATTATGTTGAAAATCTTGAGGTTAAAGTGCTCGACATGGCAGTACAGCTCGCTAACGCCGAGAGCAAGTGCAGGGAGCTGGCGGGGGTAGTTGCTGAGAACGCTGATTTAAAATCGCTGATTGAACAGCATGCAGGCTCTATCGCTGTATGTCCTAACTGCTCACACGAAGAGCCAAGCGAAACTGACGATATCGTTGCGTTATATCGCTCACTGAAAACCCCAGCCACAGACGCTTTCCAGGCTGAAGTGCGGGCGCAGGGTGTGGAGATGTACGCCGATACTTTGGACCGTGGCGCTGACGATGCTGAGCGTGATGGGTTTGATGACGGCGTGAAGTTTTTACGCGCTGAAGCTGAAGGAGTGAGAGAGTTCGCTGCCCAACTTCGCAAAGGTGGTGCAGCATGAGCATTGTCGACGATTCACATCTGACCGACGAAGTAGTTAACGCCGCTTTCGAAGGCACCAACTTCGGGCGTACAGACTTTCGCACCATACTGGCAGAAACGGTCATGAAGCGGGCATCTGGTTATCACTCTGGCTATACAGCAACGACTATCTGCATGAACCTTGGGCTGCTTAGCAAGAAGAACCAGAGCGCAACCAAGCTTGGCCTGACGTTCGCCTTCCATCACTACTACAAACCATGTGTGCGTAACGCGCTGATGCCAGTTCAGGAGGCAGCCCAATGACAGCACTCAACAAAAAGGCGCTGAACTACGACCCAGCAGACCCGGACAAAATGCGTCTCCCCGCTGGCGTGACGTGTGGAAATTGCCATCACATCCGACGCTGCAAGGCCATGTTCGGACACACAGAGACGGATTCATATTGCGACTGGTCACCATCGCGATTTATCGCTGGCATTGGCGTGAAGGGAGAGTGAGATGGCTGAGCAAACAATTTTGGATGTGTGCTGCGGCTCTCGCATGTTCTGGTTCAACAAACAGGACACCCGCACTGTGTTCGCTGATATCCGCGCCGAAGAGCACGAGCTGTGCGACGGTCGCCGCCTGGTTATCAGTCCCGATCTGATTGCCGACTTCCGTGCGCTGCCATTCGCCGATGCATCGTTTCCGGTTGTGGTGTTTGACCCGCCACATCTGGAGCGTGTGGGCCAGTCTGCCTGGATGGGTAAAAAATACGGGCGACTGAACAAAAAAACGTGGCGTTCTGATTTGCGCGCCGGTTTCAAAGAAGCGTTTCGGGTGCTGTGTCCACGCGGCGTGCTTATTTTTAAATGGAACGAAACACAGATCCCGGTTAGCCAAATTTTGGCGCTTACTGACGTGAAACCAGCAATTGGTCAACGTACCGGGAAGAACGACAAAACACATTGGATAGTATTTGTTAAATGAAGTGAAGGATGGTCTTGATATGCAGCACTGATACAACAAGTTGTTGTGCTGATCTTGGATATGTATCGAACACTAAACACAAAAAAATTTGGAATATTTGGAATGTTATGTGATGATGTTTTTTATCATTACATTCCATTTATTCCTTGGTGACTTATGTCCTATGAACCCTATGTGTATCAACAACAAACACAGGTAAGTCGTGAAGAGTTAGCACGTACGCGCCAAACGATTCATGAGTTTGAGCTTCATTTAAGTAGGCTTGATCAACAGGTTCGTATGATGCAAACCGCTCTAAATTCACAAGATGATGTTCAAAGGTACTCGAATCTGGTGTTTGAACTTAATCGCGGAAGAGCGGAGCTACAAAGGCATATTACAACCTATAACGAGATGATTCGGCTGGCAAATGTAACTCATACTTCCAGGCTGAGTGAGCAGGCTAAACGAGAAATTTATCATCTTTATCACGCCAGACGATACACTCAGGATCAACTGGCTTTGCAATATGGAATACAGCAGAGCACGGTCAGTAAGATAGTAAATGGTTCTGCACCGCCCCAGCCTTCCTAGGATAGTAGTTTAATATTGGCCCGCTTCGGCGGGTCTTTTCTCATTAGTCTGCTGAGTAATGCCGTCCCGCCACCGTTCGCTGAGGCGCTGGTGAGGGCGAACCTGCCGGAGTTATCGCAGTCGAAACAAATCGCGACATAACATATAATCCATATCAATATAAAGAGAGGGATTATATGAAATTTTCTAGGATGATTGCTGGGACTGTATTTTCTGTGATGTTATCTGGCTGTGCTGCAGTGCAGTACAACGATGGTGAGAAGGTCAGTATCCAGTCTGATGGTTGGTACGGGCTCGATAGCCTTCATGAAACAGCCGTTAAAGCGTGCAGCCAATATGGTAAAAAGAGAGCCACCTATCTTCATAGCGCAAATATGAATCCAAATTTACCCGCGGGGAGTGGTGTTCAGAATACATTCTGGAAATGTGAGCCTTAAACATGTCTGATTTCAACATTGCTGCAAAGCCGCAGGAAGATCGCGACAAGGTCAACGTTGACCTGACGGCCTCCGGAGTGGCCTACAAAGAGCGCCTGAACATGCCGGTTATCGCTGAACAGGTAGCCCGTGATCAGCCAGAGCATCTCCGCGAATACTTCATGGAGCGTGTGCGTTACTATCGCGAGCAAAGCCTGACATTACCGAAAGCATCCGACCCGCGCTATCTGGATATGGCAGCCCAGAACGAGAAGAAATAATGGGCTGCCTCATTGTAAGCGGAATCAAGTTTTACGTTCTGGCAGAAGGTGAGTCATATCCCGATCCGCATAATGATAATCGGTATGTCGGTGCATATGCCGTATTCCCGTTTGAGGGAAAGTGGGTTGCTCAGAAGTATTTCAGGGGAGGACGCTGGAGTGATATCACCGAACGCCGATTTAACACTGAAAACGAGGCATTCAACTTCACATACGAATACGCGTTTCTCCCGGAAAACCGCTACAAATATTAATCAGTTCAGCTAAAAGCAACATTTGATTTTCCATTATCAGCTGTACATAATGTCAGTGTCAGCCTGAACAACTGACAACTTGATGCGCCACGGAGAGTACCATGGCGCACGAACTACAACTCATTAAGCAATCATCAGGAATCCTGATCCCCGCTACGCCGGAGACCAGCGATATTCTGCAATCAAAAATCAAACTCGGCGCCGTACTGGTGGCTGAGTTCCGGCAGGTGAGGAATCCCGCATTCCATCGCCGTTTCTTTGCGCTCCTGAATCTCGGGTTTGAATACTGGGAACCTACTGGCGGGGCTATCTCCAGCAATGAGCGCAAGCTCGTAAATGGCTATGCAAAATTCCTTGCGGCATTTGGTGGAAACGAAGGCGCACTGCTGGATGCTGCCGAGCAGTATCTGGAGCGTATCGCTGATAAGCGCGCCGGTAGTATCAGCATCTGCAAATCCTATGACGCATACCGAGCATGGGTGATCGTCGAGTCTGGCCATTACGACGCTATACAGCTTCCTGACGGCACCCTTCGCAAACACCCCCGCAGCATTGCCTTCGCCAATATGGATGAAACCGAGTTCCAGCAGCTGTACAAAGCCGCGCTCGATGTTCTGTGGCGCTGGGTATTGTCCCGGGCATTCAAGACTCAGCGAGAAGCGGAAAACGCCGCTGCGCAGCTTATGAGCTTTGCGGGGTGATGGCGATGAAATTTTCTTGGTTCCACCATCACGAATGCACAACCGAACAGGCAGACGAGCTGGTGGCAAGTTACCGCCGCCGTGGCGCCACAGTAGAACGTAGCCTGAATCGCGACAACATCACCTGGACTGTCAGCGTGCAACTGCCTGAAAGCGAGAAAGCACCGCGCCCGAGTAAGGTATGGCAAAACAGGGCGTGGGGTTGAGCATGGCCAAGTTACCGCGCCGTAAGTGCGCCAACAAAGAATGCCGGCAGTGGTTCCATCCGGTGCGCGACACGCAGACCGTCTGCGGTTATGAGTGTGCCAGCATCGTCGGCAAGGAGCAGACCAGAAAAGCGCGGGGAGCCGCACAACGCAAGGAGTCCGCCAAACAGCGCGCCACTGAGAAGAAAGAGCGAGCCGCCTGGCGCCAGCGTAAAGCTGCAGTTAAGCCGCTGAAGCACTGGGAAGATTTAACGCAGCGTGTCGTCAATGACTACATCCGCGAGCGTGATGCCGATCTGCCATGCATTAGCTGCGGGACGTTCGAAACCGTCCAGTGGGAAGCAGGTCACTACCGCTCACGCGGTAAGGCATCACATCTTCGCTATCACGAAGACAATATCAGTAAACAGTGCCACCACTGTAACGTGCAGTTGTCGGGTAATCAGCAGCAGTACCGCCTTGGCCTTATCGAAAAAATTGGGCCTGAACGCGTCGAGGCACTCGAAAACAATAACGTCCCACACCGATACACCATCGAAGAACTCGAAGCCGTCAGGAAGCATTACAGCGCACTGCGTCGCGAGTTGATTAAGAGCAGGGAGGCGGCATGACACCAGAACTGACCGAGATCCTTCGCGTTCGCTGGCAGCGATTGCGCTTATACCATTTCCCGGGCTCTGTGCTGACGGACTACCGAATACTGAAGAACTACATCAAAATCATAGGCGGTGCTGTATGAACACTCAATTTCTCGAATATGTGCGCCAGCAGCTGGTGGTGGCCACCGCCGATTTAAGTGGTGCGACGAAAGGGCAGTTAATGGCCTGGCTTGAGAATGCACAGTTCGATACTGGAACGTTTAAACGTAAAAAGCCTCGAGTGCTGGATGAAGTGACCGGGAAACTGTTTACGCTGGATAACCCACCAATACCGGGCAAACAGTCGCATGCTAAGGGTTCACATATTCCTCTGGTGCAGCCAGTTGAATACTCCACCGCATCGTGGCGCCGCGCACTGATGACGCTCGAAGAACACCAGAAGGCCTGGTTGCTGTGGAGCTACAGCGAAAACACCGGTTGGGACAATCAGGTCGCCATAACACGCTGGGCTTGGGATCAGTTCAGCCAACAGTTGGAAGGGAAGCGAGTAGCGAAGAAGACGATAGACCGTTTACGCCAGCTAATCTGGCTTGCTGCGCAGGATGTGAAACGCGCGTTATCCGGGAAGGATCCGTATCAGTATGGCGATCTGGCTGCGCTGTTGGGCGTTAACAAAACAAACTGGTCTCAGAATTACGTGGAACATTACGATGCAATGATTAGCCTTTATAGGGGGCTCGACTCCAAGGCGTTACTTCATGTTTCGCGATCACGTTCACAACAAAAGGCAGCAAATTGTCGGCAAGGTATTGCATAAATGAACTAATTGGCATATATTTCGTGTAAATCTGATATTGTGCCATTGTTGTATGCACTGGCAGTAAATGAGTTTTCAAGCCTGAGGTTGACGCCTTGGGCTTTTTTATTTGAATGTAGACAAGCGGTAAAGCACTCAAGCCATAATTGAATTCTCGCTGGCTAAATCCCTGCCAGACGCGTCAAGTCTAAGTTCACTTCGAGGTATCAAAGGTAGTTGTCAATTTGATATATTTCGCTTCAAAGAAGTTGAGAAATGGATTAATGATAATGAGGTTGCCAACAAAGGTAGAGCTGATTTCATTCTGCTTCGTAGTCATTTGGGTTATCTGGTGTGCATGGGCAGACAAAACAACTCACGACACATACCTTTTTGATGGGGTGCTTTATAAGTCAGTTATTGTGGGGACTTCCTTCGTGATAGGAGTTTTCATTGCTTGGCGTGTGTACCTAAGTAATAAGTTCTCAACAGGTCTGGTTAAGAGGCTTTTTGGCGTTTGTCTCACCGTTATGATGTACCTGACTTTTACCTTTTGGAACGTTCCAGAGTTAATAATGATCTCATCAGCTAATAAGCATGTGAGTGACAATTACCGATTCAAAATGAGATACCCCACGCAATCTGGAGGAAAAACCAGGTCATGTAAGGCTCATGTTATCTACTATGACACATATCTGAAGCGTGAAATCGCACTCTGTCACTGGGATTATGCTCCATCTTTTTTCTATACGGATTATATTCGAGTAGATAAGCTGATTTCAGGTATGGGCGGGCAGATTATTTATCACGAAGCCGTTCATTGAGAAAATCCTATTTAAAGTTTAGAGGTCGCCATATGGCCCATCCGAAGAATCGGATGTGAGGCTCTAAGGCCAGGATGTGCACCTTGGACAGCAAACATTGAGTTTGTTGTGGTTTCTTGCAACGCTGCATCATCTGCTCCGTTCTATACTGTTTGCTTAGTATTGCGGAGGAATGTATGAAAGAAGGGTATTACTGGATTCAGCATGTAGGCATTGTACAGGTAGCGTATTACACGAATGACACTGTTGATGATCTGGAAACGGGTAAAACAATCACAGGTGTCTGGCATCTGACCAGAGGCGATGACATTTGCTATAACGGTGAGGCAGAGGTTCTCGCAGGGCCGCTGCAACCGCCGCGATAAAAAACAAAAATCAAATCCCTGGCTATGGCCGGGGATTTTTATTTTCAGGCTCTTAATAGTCATTCAATTGAAGACTGCCTGATACAGGAATATTAGAACTGCAAGGTAACCCCAGTATTGTAAATGGTAAAAGAAAGTATTTGTCATCATTCATCCCTCTGGTTCCATTTGGTTATGTTCATCAAGCAATAAATGAACCAGTTTTTCAGAGAATTAAATCAATTACTTATGGTGACCTTGTTACGGTGTATGCACTCCAGAAGTGCGATTGCACTAAAAAAGGGAATCACCACTCCATTATTACATCACACCTGATAATGCCATCCGAACTATCGGAGGTGAGGCTATGACCAGAATGAGCACCATTTACAGCAGACTTTCATATGGATCAGGAACCACGCTTGCCGGCTGCGGTGTATCAGCGAAGGCATATGCCGAAACAGCTAAAACAGCAAAAGAGGTGTCCTGGATGTTGGCCGACAGAATTGCAGGGTTAAGCCTGAGCGACTGGGCAATTATTGTCGGTATCGCATGTACGGTAATCACCTGTGCAGTGAACTGGTATTTCCGCTGGAAAGAACGGGAGGATCGGCGCAATGGTTATGCCACCAAAGCTGAAGAATAGCGTTATTGCAGCTATACCCGCTGGCGCTATTGCTATCGCTGCGGCATTGATTACTGGCCCAACGGGTAATGATGGCCTTGAAGGTGTGCGCTATCAGCCTTATCGGGATGTTGTTGGGGTGTGGACGGTATGCTGGGGCCATACTGGTAAAGATATTATCCTCGGCAAGACCTACACCAAAGCAGAATGTCAGGCGCTGCTGGATACAGACCTGAATATTGTCGCCCGCCAGATTAACCCATATATCAACGCTCCGATCCCCGAAACAATGAGAGGGGCGCTGTACTCATTTGTGTATAACGTTGGCGCGGGGAACTTCAAAACCTCCACACTGTTACGAAAAATCAACCAGGGTGATTCGAAAGGCGCATGCGAACAACTGCGGCGCTGGATCTATGCTGGTGACAAACAGTGGAAGGGTTTAATCACCCGGCGTGAGATTGAGCGTGAAGTTTGCCTGTGGGCAGAGAAACCTCAATATCTGAGTGATGGATATGGGCCGCTTAACCCTGGCATTCCAGTATCAGTTCCGGGCGTGTTCTGATGAAGACCAACAAAATTACGGTTGCCGCGATTCTGCTGGTGGTCGTCGTAACCATCATTGCGGTGCTCTGTGTTCTGCTAGTACGCAGCAATGCGGCACTGACCACGTCAGAGAGTGATAACCGGGTGCTGCGCAGCGACAACGCGCTACAGGCGGCGGTGATAACTACCCAGGCTTTCAACTTAAACCGGTTTAATCAGGTAGCTGAGAACGCCAGCCGCATGAATTCGCTGATAGATGCTGGTGCCGAGAAAACTGTCATCGAATACCGGGAGATTCTCCGACGTGAAAAAACCTGTGATATGCCTGTTCCTGCTGATGTTGCTAGTGGGCTGCTCAACTACGCGAACCGTTTACGTGCCAGCGCAATGCACACCGATACCGGGAACGCTGACGCAGCCGGTGATAGCACCGCTGCCGCCAGCTCAATAACGTACTGCCAGGCCGTTCTGTGGATTAACCCGCTGCTGTCAGTCATTGAGAAGGCGAATAACCAGCTAGCGGGGATACGGGAAATCGAACAAGACCGGCAATAGGATTACAGAAGCTCTTCGCTGAGGGGCTTCGATAATGCTTTTAGTAAGGTTTATGCTGACTTACACTTCAGTGTTTATAACTGTTGATAAGGATGCTTATGTTGTATTTTCTCGTTTGGGAGATTTACTCCGCTGACTGGATTTTGGTGAATAAAGGCAATCACTTCCTTCGATTAGAAAAAGGACAGGATATAGACTCTCAGGTTCTGTTAACTGAGATGGACATTGCGGAAGCAAACAATGTCAGTCGTCGCCAATGTGTTGTCACTTCAATCCAGGCGATTCAAAAACTAGAGGTGTAACCTTACCCTCATTAAGCCACTGGCAAGCGCTGGTGGCTGTTTTATTGCCATTACAATGGGCAGACCCATCGTATTGGAATGGAGACATTCTACGTTTATTCAGAATCCCGCTTGGCTTTCACCATCGCAGGTAAAGTGAATGAGTATGTCAAAAACACTTCTGTGAACTTCAAAAGCTGATCAACCTCATCAGCGGTGAATTCTTCATCTGAATGAACTGCAACATTTGTATCAATACGGACGATGTGTGCCCAGTCTGCCATTTCTTGTGTTATGAGTCCCGTACCTCTTATTGCGGATATTCGTTTTACTAACTTATCCTCATTGCCTGTATGAAGCACCTTGGTCGCGATATCGATCACTTTTCGGCAGTTCATTGCGCTGGTTTCATAACGTCCTTTTGCAAAATCTTCTTTTGCCTCTACAAAAAATTTTGCAGCTCTCTCTGGGGTTGCTTCTGGCGCGGAAAAGGTTTTATGTGAAGGGTAAGTATCGAGGACGTTAAATCGCGGGTTATTATTGAGAATGACGGGGTAAACTTGCGTCTTTGCATAATCCTCTGGGGTGCTTTGAATATCTGTTTCTACCTCAGCAATTAAAAGCTTGAAGCATGAATGACATTGAAATACCAGCGAATAACATTTGTTTCTTAAAGGCGCTTGTTCAATACATCTCAATACAGCCCGCTCCTTCAAGCAGTGGGGGCATGTCTTATCAATGGACAGCATTGCCATTCTTAATTTTCCTTTGGAACTGATAACTTATTTATGGCACTCACCGACAAACAAGAGATGTTCTGTCGCGAGTACCTCATCGATTTAAACGCTACACAGGCGGCTATTCGGGCGGGGTACAGCGTCAAGACTGCAAACCGCATAGCTGCCCAGAACTTGTCAAAAGTTGACATCCAAAACAGAATCGCCGAACTCAAAGCGAAGCGCAACGAAGATGTGGGTGTTGATGCTGATTATGTGCTGCGGCGCTTGGTTGAAATCGACCAGATGGACGTTCTGGACATTCTAAACGACGACGGTAGCCTGAGGCCGATCAGTTCGTGGCCCAAGGCCTGGCGAACGTCGCTAACCGGTCTGGACATCAGCACCACGATTCAGAACTTCGACGAGGAAACGGCGGAGACCATCCTCAAAAAGGTTAAGTGGCCGGATAAGGTCAAGAACCTTGAACTGCTCGGCAAGCACATCAAGGTGCAGGCGTTTAAAGAGCAGGTTGAACAGAAGGTCACGGCAACCCACAGCATCATGCCGGTCCCGTCCTGCGATAACGTTGACGACTGGGAAAAGGCAGCACAGAAACAACAGAACGAGGTTCTTGGTGGATGAATTACAAAGCCGTATGGAAACCTTTGCCGGGATCGCAATCGCTCTCCCTGAGTTGCCCGTGTAACGAAATCCTCTACGAAGGTACGCGAGGCCCCGGTAAAACCGCCGCGCAACTGGCGCGCTTTCGTCGCCTGGTTGGTCTGGGCTATGGCTCGTTCTGGCGTGGCGTCAT